GCTTACGCCAGTGAGTTTGTTTGTTTTTACCTCACTCATGCTAAGTCTCCGTGTGCCGTTGTCATAACGTAACCGTTATCAGTAAGAGTGCCACCACTATCTTGAACCCTAACCCCAGAAGCGGATGCTGTTCTATCAGCAATTTCTAACCGTATTTCATCCTGTCCTGTGCCGTAAGTTTCTGCAAAGTCAGCATTTGAAAATGCACTAACAAACGAATAGGCGTAATATCCTGTTCCTGAATCTACTGTCGTTGTTATATTAAAACTTTCTTTTATTTCAGTATCAGACGCATCAAAAGTTGCACTGCCATTCAAGTGCATCCACGCTTTCGCCGCACTCTGCTTAGTCAGCGTAGCCGCACCACCACTCGTGCTTTGTATAGTATCTGCTTTTAATGTACTCATAGCGTCACCAATGTCCCGCCACTTTCAACGGTTAGGGTCACACCATTGGCTATAGTAAGTGGACCTGTCACATTTGCATTTTCAGTTTCAAGAATGGTTGTATCTGCAGACAGAGACTGTGCGTTTATGCGGAATATACCTGAAGCCTTAAAATTGCCCTTGTTCTCAGCAGGGGGCGATAATGAAGCCTGCGCGGTTCCCATATACATAACAAAAATATTATTACCAGCATTGCTTGATGGTGCTTCATCAAATGTAAGCGCAGTTCCATCAGGGACGGTGTATGAGTCAGTTGGCTCTTGAACCACCCCATCAACTGAAACAATAATGTCTTCTGCACGAACAGATTGATTTAAAGTAAAGACAGTCGTTGAACCATCTCCACTAAATTCCTGACGTGCTGGTCTAGTAGAAAAACTAGCCGCTACTGGTCTACCTATAATTGGCATTATGTTATCTCCATAATACTCAAAGCTGTGTCTGCACTATTAGCAGTATCAGAGACAACACTAATAGTATGAGTTGTCTCCATAACTATTTTATTACCTGCCATAAATTCAAATGAACTACCTGCAGGGATGGGTATGTCTTTTGCCAAAAACACAGTAGATGCAGCACTTAGCTTTATATCTACTGTGATTTGACTTAATGTAGTATTAGAAATAGTCAGACCAATAACCACAGTAGTTGTTGATGCCGGAACGGTATAGATATTCATCGCTGCATTTGCTGCAGTGCTAGACCCATCAAACGTCTTTACTTTGAAGGTATTAGCCATAACTTACTCCTTACGCTACATCATCTAGCAATGCTGCCACCACACAAGTTACTGTGCTTGAAGAAGAGATTGCGTGAATGTCTCCAACAGTGGTGTTAGGCAGATTAGCATAGAAGCTATGACCAGCTTTAATCTTGATAGCGTCTCCTGCGCTTGTTGAAGCAGTGCCAGCATCAAGGACAATGTATACGTCATTGCTTGAATCTGTGTTTTTAATAAACAAGAAGTTAACTTTATCACCAGTTGCAATTGCTGTAGGTGCAGTGTCATCATCTACTGCAGTATAGTCAATAAAGTTACCTGCCATCAAGTCTGTGCTAGAGTTAGACACACTTGTTAGCTTGTAGTACCACTTATCGTTTGCATCCGCAGGTGATATTGTCATGCTGCCAGAAATAGTCTTGGCAATCTCATCAGGCAATACCGTTGCCTGTACGGTTACTGAGGCATCGTCTGCCATGATATACTCCTATTGTTATATCTAATATACTATAATTATACCACAACTATAGTATTTTGTCAAGCACTTTTATCCAAGTGCTATAGCTAATGCAGTCGCACCAGCGTCTGCGTCTGCTTGAGATATGCCACCCGAAGGTAGGTTTGTTAATTGCGAACCGTCTACCGCTGGTAGTCTTGCAGAACCATCTAGAACTACAACATTATTAGCTGATGTGCCTGTATCTACAACTGCTGCTGTACCTAATCCAAGAGATGTACGTGCGGTTGCACCTGTTTCAAGCACAAAGTTTGAACCATCTCCAACAATAAAGCCACCATCTGTAACAGCAAGACCAGCTACATCTTGCAGTTGTGCGTCAAGACGTGCGTTAGCTACCGTGCCAGAAAGCTGACTAGCGTTTATTGTTTTGTTTGTTAAAGTTTGTGTTGCAGTTGTACCAACTATTTCTTGGTCACTACCCGGCGGTAACGTCAGCACATTTGTTACGCTTGCAGAGTGTGGTTGTGCCTTAACAATTTGTCCGTGACTATTGACTTCACAATTAAACTGTATAGCACCGGGGTTACTATTACCACGAACTGTCACATGTCCTGTGCCTTTTGCTTCAAGGTCAAAGTCAATATTAGAATCATCACCTGTAGCAGATATTTTTGGTGCATTACCTGTAGCAGCATTTGTTATATCAAACTGATTGACTGCAGAGCTTGTTGTCTGGAATATTATTTGTTCGTTGCTATTTTCATCAGCAATAAAATGTGCATCGTCAATAAGTATATTGTGACTATTTGTATCTAAGTTGCCGCCAAGCTGGGGGCTGCTGTCTTCTACTATGTTTGATAGACCACCACCTGCACCCGATACTAAGTTACCGACTGTAACTTTACGAAGTGCAGAAGCGGAGTCATCAAATACAAGAACAAAGTCATTTGATGTGTCCATACTGGATTCAGCAGTTTGTCCTGAAATAACATTAGCATTGACCATTGCTGTTTCTACAGCACCGCTTGCGATAGTTACAGCACCGTTGCTTGCAATAGTTACATCGCCTGACACAGCCACGGGATTAAAGTTAGTTCCGTCAGCAACCATAATATGACCTGACGTATTTGTACCCATAGTCAAGTCATCGCCAGATATAGTTAAGTCACCAGCTATCGTTGCATCAGCACCAGAAAAAGTCATGGCTGTTGTAGTGCCTGATTTAATTATAAGATTACCAGATGTGTTTGTTAGAGAGCCATAGGTTGTCCCTGCATCTTTTAAGAACACGTCACCGCCATCTGCATCAAGCACGATGTCTGTTCCAGCGTCAAGGGTAATTGTGCTACTGCTATCTATTTCTTCAATTATGGGTGTGGTAAGAGTTTTGTTAGTTAGAGTTTGTGAGCCAGTCAATGTAGTGACTGTGCTATCAATAGCAAAGGTAACAGCGTTGCCAGAACCGCTGGTGTCAATACCTGTGCCACCTGTAAAGGTAAGAGTTTCACTATCTAGGTCAATGTTTAACGCACCACCTGAGTCTGCCTGAAAATCTAAATCTTCAGCAGTAATCTGTGAGTCTACATAAGCCTTGATAGATTGTTGTGTGGCAAGATGAGAGGCACTGTCAGAAGACATATCATCTTCATCTTTGATAGATGTGCCACTAATTGTGCCATTAAGAACTGCGCTGGTTAATGTTTTGTTGGTAAGAGTTTTAGTTGTGCCAGAAAAATATGTGTCAAATGTATCAACACTCGTATGCCGCATTGTGCCAGCATCGTTAGTTACAATGCCATCACTACCAGCTACGGCTGTAGTGCCTACGGATGTGCCGCCATCCATAAGATTAAGTTCAGCACCTGTTACAGTTAATGCTGTGCCATTTAAATTAATAGCATCTAAGTTTGCAGTACCGTCAATAAATAAATCTTTAAACTTTTTACTGCTAGAGCCAAGGTCAATGTCATCATCTGTGGTAGGCTCAATAACACCATCTTTAACTACAAATTGTTCTGTAGATGTACTAGATACATCAATACTAAATTCTATTTGATTATTACCATCATCAACAACAACTTTGTTAAGAGGACTTGCAACACCGGGGTCTCCAATCAAACCAATGACTGGACCTTCGGCTGCAGTGCCATCGTGTTTGTGTCCTGTGGTGTTTACAAAAGCTGCTAGTATTTGATTAAATTCATCATTACTATCGGCTGCTTGTATAACATCACCGTCACTAAATGTAGATTGTCTGGTATAACCTGCCATAAATTATCTCCTCGCGTCAGCCTGAAACTCTAGTTGAAAACCTTTTAAAGAATATGGAATAGATGTGCCTCTATCATTCACACGTAACGCCATTGCAAAGCCACTACCTTCTACAGGTTGTCTAATTATCGGGTTTATGTTACCGCCGTAAGTAGCCGTGCCATATAAAGATGAACCATAAACAGCTACTACTGATGTACTGCTAAATGGATATGCTGCAGGTCTAGGGGCATTACCTGTTTCATAGTCATACCTAAGAAACAAATCTGCGTTTACCAAACCTTCAGGTGCATAGTTTATAGTTACTCTTTGAAATCTTTTTCGTATACCAGCATCACCCATAATAAAATCAGGAGAACGATATTTACCTGTTACGTCACTACCGTCAAAGTTATTACCTTGCTCTTGACGATATACAAAACCATCAAAGTCTCCATGTAATACTATACTATCACCTGACACAACTACACTATCTGTGCTATTCGCTCGTATACCTCGTAAGTCTGCAAACTCGTAGTTATTTATTTTGCGA